TGTCCCTGAATTCGCTGTCAAGATCCACGAAATAAGAGAAGTCTCGACGCGCCAACTCAATAGATGCAGCATGCTCCACAGCCTCTAACTCCTCTTTACTAAGCAAGATCTCACCTCCAAACGGATGTATGCGAAAACGGGAGTAATCGAGAGTAAAACAGAGATCGCATTTTTACTGCTCTGACCCCAAATTCGACCGGAAATCACGCAAAAAAGCCCCGATGAGAAACAGCCAATCGGTGCTCAAGGTCAAATATGGCTAAATTTGATATGTCAAGGTTTCAGACTTTAGTACAAAATATGGAGTTTGGTACATATGTCACTTTGATTCTTTTCTTTTTGCCAGCGCGCGAAGCTCTTCCAGCGATAATCCAGCCATTATATTGACTGTATTAGTGGTGCCTCCGCTATGCTCGATTTTGTCAGTGAACATGCCAAGATGTCGCGCCACGTTATCTAATGCCTTGCCCTGATCTTGCATCTTAATCTCTATGCCTGCTTGTGTCTGCTTGACGCCAGCATAGAGCAAACGAGCTTGTGGGCTAGTGGCTTGTGTGTCTGCCATATGCAGATCGACACACCCCTCACCTCGGCATATCGGGCATTTAGGATGCGGCTTCAACAATCTATCAAAGCCATAGCCACCTAGATCAGAAGGGATTACTGGCTTCTCATCGTTCGCCTGAGCTTCCTTGATCACCGACTCAACTGCTTCCTCATATTCCTTTTCGTCTCGCCACTGGTATTCATGACCGATCCCGAAGCAGTGCCTGCAGCACAGACGCCGCAAGTGTACCAGCTCGTTAGGATCGGCTGTAGCAATCGACCACCAGCGTTGCAGCACCATGTCCTGTGTGATCTCTGTACGCTGCTCACGCTTGCTCATAGCCTTCTGGATGGCTTCCTGCACACTAACATTAGTTAACAACCTGGCACCTTGCTCATTAGCTGTCTTTGGGCTGTAACCTGCTCTGATCGCTGCCTGTGTGGCATTGAGGTCAACTAGGTATTCCAAAACAAATTTTTTCTGCTTGGCCGTCAATGCCATCACATTCAGCTCCTTTCAAGAGAAATAGAAAAAGCACCGGTTAGGGTGCTTTTTTTTAAGGTGTAAGCAAGGGACCACTGTAATACGTGTTACATTGTGAGCACTGATAAATGTCTGCGCTTATTTTGGTAGCTGGCCCATGACAAATAGGTGTCGCCCCATTGCTAGGCATAGAAACTACTGGGCCAGTAGAAAAGGAGCCCGGCACTGTATTACTTTTTATATAATATTTTCCCAAATCTATCACCTCCCTTTTGTCAAAATTCGACATTAGGAAGGATTTTCCTGCAAACAAAAAGCACCGATTAGGGTGCTTTTTCTAGCTAACTCTTAATCTCTTTAACAGCAATGACCGCACCTAGAAGCCTTTCGTAAATGTTGTATGCGTACCTTCCATCGCTGGTGAACAACTTCTTAGCCTCTTGCGTCACTAAGGAGTTTTTATGTTCCTTTTCAAGAACCATAATTACTTTTGCGGCCCACGTCTCATACTCCACTCCATCAATACGATCAGTACCCAAGACGCCTTTGCTTTTGAATCTAGCTAATGCTTTGCCTTCTTCAATCAATTGATTAATCATATATTTCACCTCCCCCTGTCACCATTCGACAAAAGGAAGCATTTTCCTCTAAATAAACCATCCCAAACTGGCGTTCCGATGCATTTTAGGGTTATTTTAGGTAATATATACTAAAAAGATAGGAGGTATTACATGCAACTAGATTCTGCATCTATTCTTCGGATACTTAAAGAAAAAGGAATTACACATCTTTATCATGCCAACACCGTAAAAACTGCTTGCAGCTTTATTCAAGAAGGCGGCTTACTTTCACGTGGTGCCGTCGAATCAAGAGGGCTAGTTCAAACTCCTCAAAGCTCTGATAGTGACGATAAATTTTTCGAGGTCTGGAATGATATTTTTTTGGATAGTTCTGATTTGCATGCATTGCATGGCAGACAAAACTATTATGGTCCAGTCTTATTCAAGTTTAGTGTTGATGTTTTATCTATTCCAAATCTACCGCCTCTATGGATCACAAATAACAACCCTATTTACTGGGATAGAGGCTCCAGAGTCGAAGAGAGATACTTTCAATCGATAAATCAGGTTGAAAAAGAGTATATGAATGGTGCAGTAAAAGAAATGATCACCTTACGTAACACTCTTTCACCACTACCATTTCATCCTTATCTCGAGGAGATTATTTTAGATGATCCAGATATATCCATTGATGGTGTAAACTTATTCAAACATGCAAGTGCTAAATTAGCAAATGCTATTAAGGGCTCTCACCTTGACATGGATAACGTAAAAAGAGTTAAAAGAAAATGCGGTTATTGCTGGTGCACTAATAATTATGCTAAACAAAAAACGCCAAATGATTTGAAATTATTATTTACTAAATAAAATTAAAAGGGGCTGACGCCCCTTAGTTGTTTACATTACTTTCGATAATACCATAATATCATGGCTTGACAAATAAAACAAGAACGTACGTGCGCCATTTTTGTGCCATTATCGTGCCAGCATGTTATACTCCCTTTCGGCGCCTCCAATATGCCTCCAGTATGTTCGGTTGGATATGCTTAACAGTGCCCGAATCTCTTCAATTGGTTTACCTTCAACATACACTAGACGCAACAACCGCGCATAGTTCGGCTTGTACGCCCCCAATGCCTCCAAAATAGTATCAATTCGCGCCAGTTCATCCTGTAGCTCCTGAAGCTCAGTGATGCGATCTAGTACTGCATCCATATCATCCCTGGTGTCGTATCCTCTAGCAGCAATCACCTTCTCAATTTTCTCCCTAAGCTTCCGCAGTTGCTTATCGTCTTCTGCATCAGCTCCTCGGCTTGGTACAGCCTTAAGCTGAGCTTTGATTCCTGCAGGATACCTTGTCAAGTAAGCATGTGCCGTAGACTCCAACTGTTGATCATGCTTAGAGAGATACATATACGACGGTTTACCACGCAGCTGGCGATGCAACTCCTGCAGTTGATCATCTTGGTTAAGCCGGCTTACTGTTATGCCTGCGCCGATACTGTACGTTGATAGCACTTGCAACCGAGCTTGCATCTGCCTATATCGACCAAGCTGTTCAAAAGAATCATACATCCTTCTCAGCTCCCCCATGTTGATTTGATTAAATCACTAACTTTGATCTGTTTCTGTTGTCCGTTCTGCAGCATCCGAATACTGCCTCTGCTCTCTCGCAGCTGCTTAGGGCTGCCGTCTCGGCTATTGCGGGTGCTGTATACTTTGCCGTCTTGAGTGATGCTGTAACCTCCATACCCTCGGATCGGTTTGCCGTAGTCACTCATGCTGTCTCACCCTTTCGATTCTGGCTTTGACTGCCTCCATCAGTGCATCTTGACCAGCAGCCTTGCGCTCTAGTGCCGCTACAGCTTCCTCGTCCATTGTGCCTTCAGCCACCAGCCGCATGATGACAATGCGCCTTGTTTGACCTTGTCTGTGGACCCTTGCATTTGCCTGCTGATCTTCTTCCAAGCTCCAAATCTGATCGTACCAGACAACCGTCTGGCAGCTCGACTCCTGCAAATTGAGACCGTGGCCGGCTGACTTAGGATGCAGAAGCAGCAATGGAGTCTCGTCGTTATTCCAAGCTCTTATGTCCTCATTCCCGTCTTTCCCTTTTCGCAGTATCTGGGCTTGCGGGAATCGTTCTTGTATGCGGCTTAGGCTATGCTTGAAGTTATAGAACACCATAACCGGCTTGCCGTTTGCAGCTTCGATGATGTCTTCTAGTGCATCCAGCTTGGCGTCATGGATAATCTTGACGCCGCGTTCCTCGTCGTATACCGCGCCTGATGCCATCTGCAGAAGCTTATTGCTTAGAACAGCTGCTGTCTGGGCCACAACATCCCCGTCAGCATATTCTAGTAATAAGTCTCGCTCCAGTGTCTTGTACAGCTCAGCGGCTTTACCTGTCAGCGGGATCGGAACGGTGCGGTCAATTCTCTCAGGCAGCTCTAACCAATCTTCTGCTTTCATGCTAACGGCAATATCACTTATCGCCTCATAAACTCGATCTTCTGCTTCTTTTTTCTGTTTCCAGTTGTAGACCACATGACCGTCACGCTGTCCGGGTGTAAAGTATCGATCCCGAAAACCTGTAATTGTCTTGCCTAAACGTTCACCCTGATCCATAAGGTATACAGGCGCCCACAGGTCCATTAAGCTATTTGGTGCAGGAGTGCCGGTCAATCCAATCATTCGTTTCACCATCGGCCGGACTCGACGCAAGGCCCTAAATCGTTTGGATTGGTGATTCTTGAAGCTTGAAATCTCGTCGATCACAACGGTATCGAAATCCCATTTCGTCCCAAGTTCTCCGACCAACCATTCAACATTTTCCCGATTGATCACATAGATATCGGCTTCTGCCTTTAGGGCCTTGCGCCGAACTGCTACGCTCCCCAAGACTTTGCTAATCCGCAAGTGTTTCAGATGGTCCCACTTCTCAACCTCACGGGCCCAGGTATCATCGGCCACTCGCAATGGGGCAATCACAAGTACACGGCTGGCTTCAAAGTAGTCATTCAGCAGCTTGTCAATGGCCGTCAAGGTACTTACTGTCTTACCAAGTCCCATTTCAAGCAGCAGGAGGATGAAGTAGGTATCTAGGATACGGCCTTGCGCGTAATCTTGATATTGGTGCGGTATATATCTCAAGCTCTCACCTCTGCAATAAAACGATCAATGTCCTCGTTTGAATCGATATTGTAATGTTTATGCCCCATACCTAGTAGTCTCTTTGCCCATTTTGCTTGAAGCGGATCCAACTGCTTGCCTGGTGCTTTCATCTCAACATACAACGTCCGCCCATCAGGGAGTATGACGATTCGGTCAGGCACTCCTCTACTCCCAGGGCTGACCCACTTCGGTGCTAAGCCCCCGATTGCTTTGACCTCGCGCACCAGTCGGCGTTCCAGGACTGACTCTCGCATGATTCCGTTCTCCTTTCTATGGGACAGTTGGGACATCGCACGCGCGTACTGCGTATTTTTCGCGTTTAACCTACGGGAGCCAGTATGCTATATAGGTTAATTTACTATTTACCTATTTACTAAGAATTTACTGTCCCAACTGTCCTCGTCGGCTGTATGCCGCGTCAATACTGGGTTTGTACGTGGTCAGTAATCAGAAAATTACTGTCCCGTTACTGTCCTTGCTGTCCCATTAGCTGGGACAGTGGGACAGTGCGCAGCTTGTTACTGTCCCACCTTACTGTCCCACTTTTTCAAATACGGTTTGTTTCCCGTAGCCGTCTACTCGCACCCTGCCTGGGCGTTCCTCCCACCCTGGTATGCGGCGCAGAATGTCGCAGACCTCTTTCGCTTCCCAAGGCTTCATATCACCTCTACGCTTGCCTAGGCACTCGACCCATATCTGGGCTGCACAGACGCGGTTACGAATCAGATCCGAAGGCTCATCAGCCCATTCATCTTCAATCGGAGTCTCAAGCCACTCTTGAATGAGCCCTTCTCTTGGGTCGCTCTCCATATGTGCAACTTGTTGCTGCTCCGCCACCTTGCGGGCCTCGTGATCCAGCTCTAAGGTTTCCCCCGCCTTGAACCAGCTCAAAACCTCAGCCCATATCTGCCGTACATCGTTATCGGTCAAATGGTCCCAGTGACTCAGCTCTGCCCGATCTGGCATAACCTCCACTGGCCAAAAACGCCGATTGCCGGTTGCATCCCGTAGAAAATCCTTCGTATTCGTCGTACCGAAGAAAACACACTTCCGCGGAAACTCCGATACTTGGCGGTCATAGGCCACCCGATAACGGTCCTCAGTCTTGGACAAGAAAGCCTTAACCTCTTCCACCTCGGTCTTTTTCATGGCCGACAGCTCGCCGATCTCGAAGATCCAGCCTGCCTGCAGGTGTTCACCGGCTTCCTTATTCTCAAACGTTCGCAGCGAATCACTGAACCACTCACGGCCAAGCTTCGCCAGCAAACTACTCTTACCTGCGCCCTGTGGCCCAACAAGCACCAGCATCTGGTCAAACTTGCAGCCTGGGCGATAAAGCCGTGCTACCGCCGCCAGAAGCATCTTTCTCGTTACCTGACGGATGTAGTGCGTGTCAGCAGCCCCAAGGTAGACCGGGAATAGTCGCTCTGCACGCGGCACACCGTCCCACTCAGTGCTTTCTACGAACGTCTTAATAGGATGAAACGTGTGCTTATGAACAACCTCTGTGAAGGCATTCTGTATCGTCCTAGCGGAATTGACACCATGGGCCTTTGCGAACCAATGCTGCAGCCGCTTGTCATCAGCACCTAGCCAAGGCTCATATGCCCGACCAGGTCGCTCACGTCCACGCCATGGCAGCCTCTTCTGAACCACCTCGGTATTGCCGAAAGCGTCATAAGCAAGCACCCCACCCCACACACCATGCGTGAGCAGAAGCTCAATATTTCCTGCCGTTGGAAGCAGCTTGCCTGTCTTATGATGTCTTTCCAGTTGCTCAGTCCAATTGTCATCCTCCGGATCATCATCACTGGCAGCGTCATCTTCCATATCAGAGAAGTCAGCTTGTAGCTCAGCTGCAGCAAGCCGTTTCACTTCTGGCCGATCTATCGCCCATCGCTCCATGGCCAGATGACTAGGCTTTTTGGCATCAGGGGTAAACTCTTTTACACGCTCATCCAATTGCCCAAATTTGTGAATACGAATCAAATCAAATAGATTATAAGTCCGACCATCAGCCACCGGATCACTGTCCTGGTGCGAGAATGCGAGATCCTGATCAGGATATACTTCAAGCCCATTTGCGGACGTACCAGCTAAATAGGTGTACCGGTTCTGCATTGATCCTGGCTCATAAATGTCAGACAGGAACATGTCGATCCCTTCCTCTATCGTATACG